TCCGTTAGCACTCGGTCGTTGCCAAGTCCGTATTTTTGGTTGGCATACAGACGATACAAGCCTAATTCCTACCACAGATTTACCTTGGGCTCACCCAATGAACTCAATAAATACGGCTAAACAATTTCAACCACTTGAGATAGGTGATTGGGTTGTAGGGTTCTTTATGGACGGTGAGAGTGGACAGTTTCCAATAATGATGGGTTATTTGCCTGGCTTTGCAGCTGCTGACACTGCAACATCGTCACCTGTTACAGAGAGTTCAGAAGAAGAAGAAAGTGGAACATAATGGCAACAACAGTATCAAGTTCAATTACAAACGCATCTAACATATTAACAAACTCGGTTAGTGCTGCATTGAGTGGTATACAAAATAATGCAGCGGCCATAACTTCAACATCTTTTTCCAATTTAGCACCAACAGATATCTTAAATGGTGGTGTTGTAGCTGAAGTTAAATCACCCCAATTGCCTAATGGAGGTTATTTTTACACCGCAGGTTCACAAACAACACCAGGTCTTTCCAGAGGTGCATTAGTCAATACAGCATTATTAAACAATAACAATAACCTAAGTCACGTTTGTGATTTTAAGTTTGATGTTGCAGCTAGTATTGGTTTAGGTGGACTAACTAATCCTTTTACAGAAATTGGCAATGCAATTAAAAATGGTAAAATGGCTGCTGCTAATGCGGTACGTGCTATGTTACAACAACTGCAACAAGGTTTTAGAACTGGATTGGCAGGACTATTGGAAGCGCTGAATTTAGATCCAACAGGACAAATTTCTTTAGCTATTTCTGCTGGTAAATATATTGTTAGAATATTGAAAGAAGTTCTTGCACAAGCTGCTCAGATTGCTTACGATGTTGCTTTTATATTAGCTTTACCCCAACAGTTGAATCAAATCATTAAATGGATTGAAAGTCTACCTAGTCAAATCAAAGCAATATTAGAGCAATGTTTAACGAATTTTAACAATTCATTGAAGCAAACTAATAATTCGATTAAGAATATACCAGGAATAAAACAAACATTTAGTAACTTATCAAATTCAGCCAACTCCGCAGCGAGTCAAGTAAACACAACTAATTCTTCATTGACAAATATTATTAATGGTTCAACAAATGGATCAGATGTAACGGGTTTAACAAATCATATAAATCAAACAGTTGCTGCAGCACCACCATCATTTGGTGCAACCGCAAACACAGCTTCTCAGCCATAAGGACATTGAATGGATCAACCAGATTTTTTTACAGCATGGACTGAGCCTGAATCAGCAGCAAATTCACAATATCAACCGGTATATCCATATAATAATGCCACACAGACACCTAGTGGCCATTCTTTTGAGTTGGATGACACTCCTACAAGAGAACGTGTAAGACTGCAACACCGCTCAGGTACATTTATTGAGATGCATCCTAATGGTGATGAGGTGCATAAGGTCTATGGTGATGGATATGAGATTACTATCAGTAATAAAAATTTACTAGTACAAGGCCGAATGAAAATTGAGGTGCTGGGTGATTGTGAAATTCACGTTGCAGGTGATTTAATTGAACAAGTTGATGGTAATGTAGAACAACACATCAAAGGCAACTATACACAAGTAGTTGAGGGTATCAGTAGTCTAACATCACAAGGGGATACAATTATTAATGCTGGTGGTGATATCACTGGAGGCCTAAAAATCAATACACCAGATTATATGCACATCAGCGGAGATTTTACTGTTGATGGTGAATTAGTTGCAGGAAAAATAACATCTACTGGCCGTATTGATGCTATGGACGGAATGAGTGCAGGATTAAGTGGTTTTGTTACAGTTTTAGGTGGTTTTTCTGCTGGTATTCCTATTGCAACACCAGGTAGCGTTACTGCGGTAGCAGAAGTTGCTGCTCCTTTAGGAACATTTGGTGTAATGAGTGCAGTTTGGGCTTTTGATACTGTTAACTTGAACCTACATAATTCACATATACATGTATCACCAAAAGGTCCAACTGGACCTCCAGTACCAGAAGAAATAGGAGTTTAATATATTATGGGAAGTGTCTACGCAAGATTAGGATTTAATTCTGATGATCCACACACCAATGCTTTGTCTCAATCATATACGAGTAATGTAAATACACAAATGACAATACTGCCATCGTTATTAAGACCATGGCAGGCTAATGCTTTAGCTAATAACACGGTTAGTGACTTCTTTGTTAATCCTGTAGCAAATGTGGCACAAGAAATTTGGGACACATCTAACACATTGGTATCTTTAACAAATGGATTATTTGCTAGTCCACCAAATGATTCAGTAAATGTTGCAGTAGCAAATGTCTATTCAACCTCTACTATTTTATCTTCCAATACAGCCAATTCTTATTTGTACATAACAAATAAGCAATCTAATGTGACTCCTCCTGATTCTGACCTCACAACACCACATTATACAACGGCTACTGCACAAGGTAAAATGTTGTCGTACATCACAAGTCAAACTGATGGAGTTTCAAACACATCTGTTATTATGGGTAACTTCTCAAGTATCACATTAGGTAATACATTAGCCAATTTGTATAGCACAATGACAAACTTGACTAATATTTTAGCAAATTCATTAACTGCACACACCATTACTTATGGTGAAGGTGAAGGAACAACATATTATACAACAAACGTCAGTACAACAAATGCACAAGCTTTGCAAAATGTAGTGTCCACAATTAACTTTGTAATGACTTATTATCCACAACAAGACTCACAATTCTTTCAAAATTCATCAAATGTGGTACAACAATATGGTGTTTTGAGTCAATTTAATAATCTTGGACAGTCGCAAAACTTTCTTTTGAACAATTACATTGGTTCTCCATCACTTATTGCCAATTTGAACTCATAAATATCAGATGGCAAATTTACAGAAAATCTACTCCGACATAGACTTAACGTTCAAAGCGTTACCGGTAACCAAAGATGTTGCCTTGCGTTATGACGACCAGGCGGTCATAGCTTCTGTAAGGAATTTATTATTGACTAACTTTTATGAGAGACCATTTCAACCAAATCTAGGGTCTAATCTATCTGGATTGTTATTTGAACCTGCTACAAACGTCACATCAAGTATTTTAGCAGACGAAATCAGAAATACGATAACAAATTTTGAGCCTAGAGCCAAAATCAATAATGTAAACGTTCAGTTTACACCTGACAAAAATGGTTTTGATGTCTTTTTGACCTTTTTTATTGGAAATAATACTACGCCAACGAATGTTAATCTTCTTCTTCAAAGGTCCAGATAATGGCATCTAATACGAATATTCAAGTTGCTAGCCTAGATTTTAGTGGCATTAAGCAAAACTTTATCAATTATCTGCAAACACAAGATACCTTCAAAGACTATAACTTCTCAGGTTCTGCATTATCTACGTTGTTGGATGTTCTTGCATATAATACACAATATAATGCTTTTTACTTGAACATGGTGGCTAATGAGATGTTTTTGGACTCCGCTTTACAGCGCTCTTCTGTGGTTTCTCATGCAAAAATGTTAAACTACGTGCCTCGTTCAGCGGTTGGACCTGTTGCAATCATTAATTTAAGATTTACTGGTGTTACAACGTCAACATATACATTGCCACAATATACAAATTTCCGTTCTGAAGCTATTAACAATGTGAACTATAATTATGTTACATTGAATGAGACAACTGTACCTGTGACAGCTAATGTGGCCACGTTTACTGGTATTGAAATTAAACAAGGAACACCACAAAACTATACATTTACTGTTAACAGTACAACAAATCCAAAATACATTTTTGAAATACCAGACGCAAACATCGACACTTCAACGTTACAAGTTACAGTCCAACAATCAGTATCTAATTCAGCATATCAAGTATTCTATTCAACTACAAATTATTTGGAGTTAACACCAACTGATCCAGTTTACTTCTTACAAGAAGCAACTGATGGTAACTACCAAATTTATTTTGGTGATGGTGTCTTAGGACAACAGTTAAGTGATGGTAATATTGTTAAGATTACCTACGTTTCTACAAAAGGAACATCTGGTGGTTTAGCAAATGCTTTCACGTTGATGACACAGTTTGCACCATATACTTCAGTCACAGTTACACCTTATCTTGCTGCTACACAAGGTGAAGACAAAGAAACTATTGATTCTATCAAGTTTCAGGCACCTAAAGCTTTTGCATCACAAGGTCGTGCAGTTACAAAGAACGATTACATTACACTATTACAACAAAACAATCTAGGTATCAGTTTTGATGCGGTGTCCGTATGGGGTGGTGAAGAAAATAATCCTCCAGTGTACGGACAAGTATTCATTTCATTAAAACCAACTGGTGCATATGATTTGACTGCAACACAAAAACAATTGATACAAAATCAAGTATTAAAGCCATACAGTGTTTTGACTGTTCAACCTACAATTGTGGATCCTGATTACACATACATTCAAGTCTCATCTAATGTATTGTTCAATCAATCACAGACTTCAATGACTCCATCTGCATTGAAGACGGGAATTCAACAGGCAATTTATGGTTATGCAGCTAATAATTTGAATACATTTAACTCCACATTCAGTTCATACGATGTGTTGAGTACAATCAATAACTATGACCCATCTATCATAACAAGTGACTTCAAGTTAAATCTACAAAAGAAATTCTATCCAACACTAGGCACTTCTGAAACATACACATTGTATTACAACAGTTCATTACAAAAAGGTATGTTCCAAAGTGGTGTGACAAGTACACCAGGTATGCAGTTTGTTGATCCAGCTAACAATGCAAGTATTATTGATGGCGTTTTTATTGAAGAAATTCCTGCTTCAACAGGTGGTGTTGATTCTATTTCGATATTGAATCCTGGTTTTAACTATCAGTATGTGCCTACAATTAATATCGTAGGTGATGGAACTGGCGCTACTGCAACTGCCACAATTGTTAATGGGAGTATTTCTTCTGTGACAATAACAAATGCAGGAACTGGTTACACAAATGCAATTGTAAATGTTGTTCCTGCATCTAATGATACAACTGGTACAAATGGTGCATTGATTGTTAAGTTGCAAGGCCAAATTGGCACACTAAGAACATATTACAACAATACACTAAATGTTAAAACAATTCTAAATGCTAACGCAGGAACAATTGATTATACAAACGGTATTATTACATTAACAAACTTTAATCCTGTCAACATTGACAACGGATTAGGTCAACTGACGATTTCAACAGTACCAACAACGACAATTATATCATCAACATTCAATAGAATCATTACAATAGATC